TGTGTCGTCTGCCAGCTTCTGGATCCGCGCGTGACGTTCGTAATGGCTCATAAAATTTTCGTCTATCTTATTGAGTGCATCGCCAAAAGTCGGCGTGGTGTTTGGGTTCGTGTAGGCACCGCGCTTAGTCTTCTCAACTAACACCGATTGCAAAAACGCTTTGGCCTCAGCTTCGCCCTTTTTGGTGGCAGGAAAATATTTCCGACCGCCGCTCGCGCCGCGCGCGTCCGCTATCAAAGACTTTTTACCTCTGACCTTACCCTCGGTTACGCGGCCGGCATCGTTCTCGTATAATGTGTTCATCCTTCTCTTTCCTTGTGGCTAAGTGATGCCGGGGCCGAAGCCCCGGCGGTTAATCGTCGTCTACGCCAACGATTATATACATATAGTAAAACAAACTTACGCTTTCAAGAAAAAAAAGCCGTTAGGTTATTTTGGCGACAGAACGAATTTGGAACATATTTGGCGACAATTTGGCGACAGACCCATTTTTCCATAAAAAAATGACCTAGCACTGCTGCTAAGTCATTGATTTTATTGGTTGCGGGGGCAGGATTTGAACCTGCGACCTTCAGGTTATGAGTGTACAAAACGACAAAGTTTTTGTTGTTATGTATCTCAATAAAATCAATAACTTACATATATTTCAATATGTTACCGGCAGCTCACGGTGTCCCATACTTACCTTGCTATACCTTTGGTAACCTCCCCTTACCCGTTATTTTCTGGCGACAATTTGGCGACGCCGCCAGCAAAACCTAACGACTTACTCTTCATTTCGTACAGACCGTCAGGCTTAGGGCCTGACGAGCTACCGGTTACGCTAATCTTTTTCTAGCGCTGGCACAATATGAATGCGTTCCTTGGACTCATCAACGTAGCACATACGGACGCCCAATTTCTTTTGCTCATCAGTTCGCTTTCGGTGTATTCGAGAAGGAATTTTTCGGCCGGGGCTAGTACGGGTAGCGTCGGCTTTGCAGTCAAACAGATAAAGCTGGCCGTCTCGATCGACAGCTATAATATCAACGGGGGAATGTGCTTGGGTGGTCGTGAAGACGGTGAAGCCAAGACGAGTAAATTCTTTGACCGCGATCGCTTCACACAAATCGCCAAGGGTGTGCCGGTGGTCAACCACGCAGTCTTTCTGCATAGCGCTGCGCACGCGCAGGCACCTGTCGAGCATATTTAGATGATAGTAATTGGTTTGCAGCTTCGGCGTTGTCTCCGCGCTCTAGCGCAGCCAACATTAGTTTAAATTTTCTGAGCGTCGTGAGGCCCATTTGAAAAGTAACCTCAACCAGCACTGCTGTTTGCGTCATATCCAACTCATCAAACCACGGAAATACCGCACGCAGTTCCTTGATCGTTCGATCGATGTCGTTTCTCAGCAGGATCTCGCCTTCAGCTTCGGTAATGCCGGGGCCGGTTGGATCCACGTTGCGTCCCCAACCCAGCGTCCATTTTTGCTGACTGCATTTATAAACTGTCCGCGACCAGCCTTCCTCAACCTTCAGCCTGTCGGCGATCTCGTCGACTGGGTATAACTTCATTTAGGCTTACGTAAATTGTTGACGATCTTTTCTCCCGACCGTCCCATCACGTAGCCCCCGACTCCGACTGTTAATAACGTCCACAATTCGCTAGGCAAATCTATCGCAAGTGGAATCTGGTCATTCGTAATGAGAACCACGGCTAGCTCGATGAGCGGCGCAAACAAAAAATTCCAAGCCACTATTGCGGTAATGACAAGCATCAAGATGGGTCGCCATGACGACGCAAGCCAGCTGTCGGATTTCGCCTCTGCAAGAATGACATCCGCTGCGGCTTTCTCAACCGTGGCTGAGTTCATCATCAGCTGCATCGATAACTCTCGTTCAATCATCGCCGCCTTGTCTTTATCTTCCGGCAGGATGCGCTTTACCACGTCGCCAAGTATGGGCGCTAGGACAGGTATCAAAGCTCCAATCAATGTTTGGCCCCTCCGTTAATCTTGTCTCTCAATGAAATGTATCTTTCGTCCAACCGATCGCGGTGACGTTCGAGCTTTGCAAGCATCGCGTCGTTGGCCGCCCACAGCTGCGTCACGTTACGCTCGGCCTGTTCCATTTTTGCTAGCAGGGTGGTCGTATGTACTTGGTCGGATTCCAAGCGAGCCACATCTTTTAACAGCATATCCAACTGCTTTGAGTTTTCTGCTGCACGCGATTGCAAACGCACGATTGCGATAAGGCCGGCGATCGCAGTTAGTGCTAATGGTACTAATGTTTTTAAAATTCCTATGTCCATTTAGACGCAAGTGTCTTGCTCAAAGCGAAGAACATCCCCAATCAAAGCAGGCCCGGTGCAAACCGTACCGTTGGGTTGTTCAACAAGTATGGTCATGGTTCGTTTGCTGGCGTAGATGTGCGCGAGCGCGCCAATTTTCATAACGACAGTAAAGCGCAAGCGCTCGCCGTATTTTTCGACCTGTTGCTTTGCGCTTGCAATATCTGGAAAACAATATTGCGGCAGTTGAGCAGCCACACTGCGCGTAAGAGATGCTGCTAAAAAAACGGCAATAAACAACGTAAAGCATTGCGCCCTCATCGTGCTAACGCTGTTTTGAAGGGCGACTCAGCCCAAGCTGCATATACTATCGTGTTGCCGCTGCCATTTGCACTTGCACCGCTATTTCGCCATTTAAACCCGTTTGAAAGAAAATCAACGTCATCTGAAGAGGTCACTTCAGCCCCATTGAGTGATGGGGAAAGGTAGTGTGTGTTTGGGTTGAGACTATCGCGTGCTAGATCGCGCATATCCCAATTAAAAGCGGCGGAAATATTTTTAAAAATTATGAAGGAGGGGGCGAAAGAAAGTGGCACAAAAGTCCCCGCTGAATTTCCATTTCCGACGTAGCTGCCCACCTTGCTGAATCCTTCAACACTATGAAAAAAATACCCGATGACGTCGTCGGTCCCAGAAAAATTATCGTGCTGAAATCCGAACAACGAAGCAGTGACCGGGCTTTCGCCGCTGCTGATGTCGCCGTAAGAACCGCTGCCATCGGCGCTGTCAGAGGCATTAACCCAGTACGCTGTTATCTCTGTCCCATTTCCATTGATAAGTATTCGTTTTGCAGTGTCGGCTAGGTCTGTGTGCCAAGTGTCCCAGTTGGTTCCACTGTCTCGCGATTTGGTCATAAAAAATTCTGGGGTTGTCGATAGGCCGTGCTTGATTGCGTAGTTACCGCTCGTTTGATGAGTCCAACTGCATATAGAAAATCCTGCCGTGGTGTTCCGCCGACCGGAACTGGCAACGATATTTCCCGTCGCATCTTCAGACCACGCGCTGTCAGCTTTCCATTGCCACGCGACATAGTTTTCAGATGAGGTGTTAACCTTGTCATCGTCACCAAGCGCAAAACCGTCTGAATTAAATGCCGTCACCGTATCTGCGTCAGTGCTTTCGGTACCCGTCGAATCCGTTGACAGAATTTTCGTAACGCCACGGACGGCATCCGTAAGAACATGGCTGTCTGCTGCGGAGCGGTTTTTGATCCATACGAGATCGGGTTGCAGGTCAGAATTTCCGCCGTTGGTGATCGATTGCGTTGATCCATTTCCTGCGTAGGTCGCGGCCTGAAAATAGACCGACGCATCTGGGATACTTGGGTCAGCCAGCGAAGTGGAGGAGATAGCTTTGTAGCCGCTTGGCGTGGTTGACCAATCGGACGCATCGAAACGCATTTCCCACGCGGCTGCGGTGCCGGAACCAGCGTCATAAAAAACAGTTGGCAACATCAGGCCGGTCAGCCCTGTCTTAGCGGCTGTTCCAGAGTTTTGAATTGTACCGTCGATGCTGAAATACAAAGCCCCGGCCTTGACCAGAACGCCGATGACCTTGTCCGCTGTCCCCGCCCAAGCCGACCCATAGCTTGAGCCTGACCCCGCATCGTTGAATTGCCCATTGCTGCCGGTAAAAGCGAAGCGACCTGTGCTGTTACCAGACAAGTTTGCAACTGCACCAACTTTTGACGGGCTTTCAACCGTCCGGATGCCTACGTTTGGATAAGTCGCAGCGGTGGTAACCTTTGCCTCAAAATAGAATCCAGCCGCGTCCGTTACATCGAAAGCCATTGTGCCGATTGCTGCGCTGTCTGCCGCAGCAGAGGCGACTAGATTGCCATCAGAGAGAGTGTGGCCGTCTACCCAGAGCGGGTTCAGGGTGCAGTGGTTTGAACTTGGCGAGTCGCTTACGGCGTCGGCCGCTGCCAAGCCACTGCTGGTGAAATTGTTTGATCCAGCAACGTCGGCTCCTAAATCTGAACTGTCAGCACCGGTAATTCTGAAGCCGTTGGTTCCGTAGCTCCCTGAGTAAGCCTTTGGAATCCACTGCCCAGTTGCGCTGCTAACCTCGGCAAAATCTGTCGTTGATTTTGCTGTTCCGTCGATGACATGAATTTCTGCAAGGTAGCCGTCAAAAAACTGACTACCTGCTCCGCCCTCTGTTCCTATTCTATGAATCACAGCGTTCATGAATTCTGTGTCAGCGTCTTGGCTTGGCACATTGTAGCTGGAAAAAGTCAGGGCTTCGTTGTTCCACCACGCTTTGAGTCTGTTCGTGCTAGTCGATTGCGTTGTGTCACGCACGATGAATAAATGACCCCACGCTCCAACATCTCGAAAAACACGATTCGTTGTGCTGTCAGCATTTCCAACGCGGATCATCATTGTGTCATTGGAATTGAATCGAATTGTATCCAGATTGCTAGAGTTTACCCCGAACACATCCATGGTCGCGGAGATGTTTGCCCTTT